CTTAAAGGATTTATTGGTCAAGTAGCTAATAGCATAGTATTCCAACAAAACACTGCAGCTACTAGAAATAGCTTCTTAGCTCAAGTAAATCCATATCTTGAATCAGTTCAACAAAGACAAGGTTTATTTGCTTTCAAAGTAGTAATGGATGAAGCTATTAACAATCCATCTGTAATCGATAGAAATGAATTAGTAGGTCAAATCTATTTACAACCAACTAAGACAGCTGAATTTATTTATTTGAACTTTACACTTACACCAACTGGAGCTACTTTCCCAGCGTAAAAATCAAATAACACAATATTTATTAACAAAATAAAAACAGAAATACAATGGCAATACTAGACGTAAATGACATGTTTTATACAGCGTTTGAACCAAAACAGGCAAATAGATTTATCCTGTACGCTGATGGAATCCCAAGCTACATTATTAAAGGTGTTAGTGCGGTAAGTTTAACACAGGGTGAAGTAATTTTGAACCACATTAACGTTTTACGTAAAGTAAAAGGTAAGAGTGTTTGGGGTGATGTTACAATGACTCTATTTGATCCAATTACACCTTCTGGAGCTCAAACAATTATGGAATGGGTTCGTTTATCACACGAATCTGTTACAGGTAGAGATGGTTACTCTGATTTCTATAAGAAAGATTTAACTATCAATGTGTTAGGCCCTGTTGGTGATGTAGTAGCCGAGTGGGTACTTAAAGGTGCATTTGTAAAAGATGCTAACTTTGGTGAATATAACTGGGATACTGAAAATACAGCTGTAAACATTACTATGACATTAGCTATTGATTACGCTGTTTTAAATTTCTAAAAACAAAAGAAATACATAAGATTAAAAAGAAGTGTGCGAAAAAACGCATGCTTCTTTTTTTTTCATATATTTATAATCAACAAACAAAAATGTTATATTAAAATTATTTATGGAAAACAAGTTAAATATCCCAACAGAAGTTATTGATTTACCCTCAAAAGGTATAATTTATCCTGAAGACAGTCCTCTTTCAAATGGAAAAATTGAAATGAAGTACATGACTGCTAAAGAAGAAGACATCCTTACTAACCAATCTTACATCCAAAAAGGAACAGTATTAGATGAATTGATTAAATCTCTTATCATAACACCAGGTGCTAAATATGAAGATTTAATTGTGGGTGATAAAAATGCTTTACTAGTAGCCGCTCGTATTTTAGGTTATGGTAAAGATTATTCATTTACTTATGATGGTGAAGAGCAAACAGTTGATTTATCTCTTATTGAAAATAAACCTTTAAATGAAGATTTATTTACTAAAGGCAAAAATGAATTTGAATATACTCTTCCTTCAACAGGTGTAGTCATCACATTTAAATTACTCACAGGTAGTGATGAAAGAAAAATTAATGCTGAGTTAGAAGGTATTAAAAAAATAGATAAGTTTGCTTCTCGTGAACTTTCAACTCGTTTAAAATATATGATCACATCTGTTAACGGAAGTACAGATAGTAAAACTATTAGAGAATTTGTTGACAATCATTTCTTAGCTCGTGATTCTAGAGCATTTAGGGAATACATAAAGGAGGTTCAACCGGATGTAGATTTAACCTTTTTTCCCGAAGGGAGTGATGAAAAAGTCGACATTCCAATTGGACTTAGGTTTTTTTGGCCTGACGTCTGAGCTAGCCAAACAATATAGATTTAGTTTATTCACTATTATACATCAAATTGTTTTTCATGGTCAAGGTGGTTATGATTGGGAAACAGTCTACAATATGCCTATTTGGCTTCGTAAATTTACTTTCAATCAAATAAAAGAATATTACGATGAAAAAAATAAAGATAATTCTGGAGGCGATCTAGCATCTCAAACTAGTCAAATTAAAGAGGGTAAAATTGAATTGCCTGAGCATTTTAAAGGTAAGTTAACCAATAAAACTCCAAAGTATTAATATTTATAATATATTATTATTATAAAACACTATGGCACTAACCCCACAGGAAGCAGATAATTTAAGGAAAATGCTTTTAGAGATAGAAAGACTCTCTAAAGCTCTTAAAGAAAATGTAGACACAACTAATTTACAAGACCTAGAAAAAAGTGCTGATAATATTAAGTTTATTTTTGAAAAACTTAATAAAGAATTTAAAGAACAAAATGATGAAATATCTTATGCTGCTGTAGGATTTAAAAGAATTGTTCAAGAAATTAGTAATGCTAATGTTGGTTTAAAAGAATCTAATAAAGTTTATAATAATTTAGCATCTATAGCTAGCCGAATTCAGTCTCATCAATTTGGTATAAGTGAGCTTTCTTCTGAGCAACTTAAAAAAGAAAAACAAAAAGCTGAAATTGAAAAACAAAGACTTGAAAACGCTCAGGCTTTATTACAAGATAAAGAAAAAGAACAAAAATTAGAATTAGAAAATCTTGAAAATTTAAAAAAAGCTAAAGAAAAACATCTTGAAAGATTAAAAAACCAACATGCATCACAGAGTTTAATTGAGAAATATCAAAAAACTATAGATGCTGTACATGAAAAAGAACAAGAACAAGGTAAACTTTTACGTAAAACTCAAGGTCTTTTAAAAGAAAACACTTCAGTTATAGAAAATCAAAATGAACTTTATAAAGGTTTACTTAAAACTATAGATGAAGAAACTAAAAAAGCTAAAAATCTTGAAAAAGCTCTTGGTTTAAGTGGAACAGCTGTAGAAGGTATAGGTAAAGCCTTTAAAAAAGCAGGTTTAGGATCATTAGCTAATCAAATGGGTTTGGATGAGGCTAAAGAAAAAATGAAAGAAGTAGCCCACCAAATTACTAAAGGAGGTACACAATCAGCAGGATTAGCAGGTCAATTTAAAATTTTAAAAGCAGGTATTGGTTCTTTAGGTGGTAGTATAATGAAAAACCTAACTGATCCTTTAGTTTTAGCTGGACTAGCGGCTAAAGCAGTATCAGCAGGTATAGGTTTAATTAAAAAAGGTGTAGGATTATTAAGTAAAGGATTTGGATCAGTAGTAGGTTTTGTTAAAAACCTATGGGGTATGGCGGATTCATTTGCTGCTGTATTTGAAAAATATGCTAAAGCAGGGCAATTCGCTGCTCAAAACTTTAGTGCTATTGGAACACAAGTAGGTAAAATAACAGCTGGTTTAAACGCAGCAGCCGCCGCAGATCCATTCATGCGAGTAGCTGAGGCTGGCCCTGCGTTTAAAGCAATAGTAGACGGTACTGGCATAATGCAAACACAGATGACTAAATCTGTGAAAGAAGCCCATAATCTTTCTTACTGGTTAGGATACTCAGCTGAAGAAACAGGTCAACTTTATAAGTTAGGACAATTAAATAATCAAACAGCTACAGACACTGTAACTCAAATTAAAGCTAGAGGAACATTATTAAATAAAGAACATAAAATATCTTTAGATCTTAGAAAAGTAGAGCAAACCGCCCTTAAAGCTAGCGCGGCTGTTAAATACAATTTATCTCAAAACCCTAAAGCATTAGCAGACGCAGCATTTTATGCTACTAAGTTAAATATGACTTTAGATGAAATAAAATCAGCTTCAGAACAAACATTAAATTTTGAACAATCTATCCAAGACCAATTATCTTATCAAGTAATGTCTGGAAAAGAATTAAATTTAGATGCTTATCAACAAGCAGCTTTAAGAGGAGATACAGCTACAGCTGCTAAAGAATTAAATAAATTGATAGCTGAGCATGGTGATGAAATTAAAGGTAATGTTCTTTTACAAGACCAATTTGCTAAAAGTGTAGGTATAAGTTCAGATAAATTATTAGATTCAATTACAGCCCAAGAACTTGCTACCAAGATGGGTAAGGATCAAAATGATATTGAAGCTGAATTAAATAAACTTATGGACAAAGGCTTGACCCGAGAGCAAGCCGCACAAAAATTAGCTAAAGAAGGTTTAACCACTCAGTTAGCTCAATCTAAACGAGCAGAAGCTATGTCTCGTGCTCTAGAAGATTTTAGAGATTATATGGCTACAAGATTATGGCCATTATTTAAAGCAGTATTCAGCCCAGATAACATAAAAATGTTTATGACTGCTATAAACGGCATGAGACCTGTGTTTGTTGAGTTGGGTAAAGCAATTACTGCTTTCTTCTCACCTGATAGCGCAGGAGCAATGACTGATGTTCTTAAAAACGATATTATGCCTGCTATATTAGATTTAGCTAAAATGCTAACTGAAGTAGCAGGTGGTGCTGGTAGAACTTTATTTGCTTTAATTAAATCATTAGGACCTGTTATTAAACAGGATGTCATACCTATAGTAAAATATTTAGGTAGTATTATTCAAGAAATAGCTCCTACTATAGGAACAGTAGTTAAAGCTTTAGCTGGAGGAGTAGCTGGTGTTCTTAAAAAAATAAATGAAAACAAAGAAGAAATAAAATCATTTATTGAGACTTTAGCTAAAGGTATGACAAATCTTTTTGGTTTTGTCACAGACCATTTAAAAGAAATAGCTATAACATTTGTAGCTTTTAAAGCTTTAACCGCCGCTAGAAGTCTTAAAAGTGCTGTGTTAGGAGCCCCAGGTGGTAGCCGCATGAATGCCATGTGGATTAGATCAGCTGATGGAATACCTGGAGGAGGAAAAGGTGAAGGTGGTTTATTATCTAAACTTAAAGATTTATTTAAAGGTGGAGGTGTTAAAGCAGCTGCCTCAACCACGGGAACAGTAGGAGCTACAGGAGCCGGAGCTATGGGTGCGAAAGATCTAGCTTCTAAAGTTACTGAAATGAAAAAGCAATCACCTGGATTAACTTCTAAAGAAGCTTTATCCCAAATTAAAGGTGGAGCAGGAGCAGCTTCTGGAGCAACCCCTGGAGCTGTCCCTGTTCCAGAAGGAGCTGATAAAGCAGGTGGTAAATTATCAAAATTTGGTTCAACAATGGGAAAAGC